CCTATAAACGGACAATTAGATAATGTGGCTGTTGTAAGTTGATTAGGACAGTTATAAATACCAGGTATTAAATAATCATTTAAATCACTATTTTCAGGAATAGGTCTTCCTTCAAATAAACTATAATTAACAGAATATAAATCATACTTTTCTAAAGCATCTACTTCTATTTTATTAAATCTAGATGTAATTGTTATATCACCTGCTTTAGTAGTACGAAATACGGAACAACCTTTATCTTTTAATTTTACAACTGCATCATGTATTAATTCTTGAGCATTTAAATTATCTAGTTCACAAACAACAGCATATTTAGGATTCAATTGATTAGCATAATTTTCATCAATATTATAATTAAGTCCATGATGTTCTATTTTTAAAACATCGATATCTTTAACATATTTATATAGTTTGGACTGAGCTAACGGTTCAATATCTCCTGTAAATAAGAATTTGTTATTGAAATGTTTAAGTAAAACAACCATAGAAAAGTTATTGTAAATTGTATTTTCTGTTTCAGATAAATTCCAATTTGTCACTTCACTATAATAATCAGAATAAAATGAACTACCAATATTATAAAAACTTATTTTAGTATTCTCATCTAACTCCACTTCTTGTTCATTATACGGTCTTACATAATCAATGTTTTTAGAAGTCAATAAAGAAATAATTGTAGTTTCAACATTTCTAAAGTTTACTCCTATAAAACTATTCCAATCTATACCTTGATGAGGTAAATAAACAGTACATTCACTAAAATCAAAATCACTATTTAATAATGCACTTAAACCTTCTGCACTATATCCGCCAATATGGTCTCCATGAAAATGAGATATAATAATGCCGTCTATTTTACTGATATTGTTATCATTTAAAAATTCAATTAAATGAGCACAATCTGTTTGAAAACCTAAATCAATAATAAATGTTTTCTTACCTATTATAACCATACAATCTCCAAGATGTCTACTATCTCCTGTTTGAGCAGGTTCGCTACCTATAGATAAATAATTAACTTTAAGTTCCTCATTTTCTAACATATTAATTTCATCTTTATTATCTGTTATTTTTTCATCTAATATATCATTCAAAGAGTCAACTTCACTTTTATTATAGTATCCATCTGGTGTAAGAAAATCATTAACCCATTGTTCTTCAGTACCTTGATACCCATTTTCAACAGCGACCTCATAGGCACTTTTACCTTCTACGCCTTGAGGTCCTTGCGGTCCTACAAGTGAGGCTAACCATTCCTCCTCTGTACCTGTGTAACCATTTAATACGGCTACCTCGTATGCTGAATATCCTCTTGTTTCAACTAATTTAAGTTGTCCTAAAATATTTAATGACTCATTGTTCATCTCTTTCACCTACCTCTGGATAAATTATAATTACTTTTTCTCCTTCTTCATCACTACCTAAAATAGTAACATCATCATTTACAACTATATTATACCAATATTTCTGCTTTTTATCTATCATATCACCTATTTTAGTATCTTCAGCTGTTAGTGTAAACTCAACTTCATCTGTATCAGCTGGTACAAATACTTTTTTTCTAAGTAGTGGATTTTCTAAGGTGTATCCTAGTTTATCTATTATTACAAAACTTACCCAACATCCTGCTGGAAAATAGTATCTTTCTCTTGTTCTAGAATCAATTACATAAGCTCTAAAAGTACATCTATCTCCTCTGGTTAAGTGTAGGGTAGTTAAATTATTTTCATCTAATCTTATCATTAGTCTTCCTCCTTTTTCCCACTTACAGGGGGTTTAGTTTTACTCTTAACTTGTTTCAATTCATTTTGTTGTCTATTTATTGTATTTTGTTGGTCTAAGTTTTCAGCTAATAATCTCTTAGTCTGATTTTGATTCATAGCATTTATAGCAGCTTCTTGAGCCTGTTGTTGTAACATCATTTGTTGTTGTTCAACTTTTCTTTGAGCAATTAGTTTTAGAGCATCTGGAGCACATGGATAGTGAAGTTTGTTCATTGTTGTCCAATACATTTCTAGTGTATCAAGTTGTGTTGGGTCTCCATAAGCACCGCTTTCAAAATTACTACGAGTTTCCTGCCACATAGCCTGTCTATCATTAGCAAGTGTACCAGACACATCAACACTAAATACAAATTCATCATCATAATAAATTTCTCCATTGTCGTCTTCTTCTACGAAAAACTTCTTATCAAACCATTTATATTCTAACTTACCATTTGTATCTTCTTGTATATATGGTCTTTTCTCATCTGTATATGCTAACATAAACTGAAACATTAACTTATATAATTCACCAAATGCAAAATCTTTCATAGTCTGTTTTGATTTTAATCTACCTTGAGACTGTTCAACGGCTATTTGTTTTGCCTTACCAGATGTAGCTGTTCTATCCTCACGACCTTGATATGAATCAGTTATACCAAGTGTCTGACGACCTATTCTATAATTTAACTCCAAGATTTCTGCATCTGTTGCTATGTTCGGTTGTATTGTATCTACACCTATCATAGCCTTCTGAGCAGCATCTCTTATTCTAATTACTTTAAGCTCATCATCAGTAGCTTCTACATCAACACCTTCAGGTAGTGTAAAATACGAACCACCTTTTAATAACTTCTCACGAATCTTATTCATATAAATATTCAAGTCATTCTGCTGGTCTTTTATGAAGTCAATATCACTTCTACCTAGGAAACGGTGTATATCACCAACATTTTTATGTATTACTATCGGAAATACCTTAGGTACATAATATTTAACCTTAGCAGTTTTTTTAGTCTGAGTTGTAAGTCCTGTCTGAGGATCTTCTACTTGTGTAGTATATTCAACTTCCTCATATTTTTTATCTTCAATAATAAATTTTTTACTACCACATTTAATACATTTATCCTCGTATGGGTCTTTTACAGCACCACATTTTTTACATACTTTTTGTTTGCGTGAAAAATAATTCTCATAGTCCTGAACAACAGTATCTCCAACCCAACTAAATAGTCCAATAGAACCGTCCTCATTTCTATAGTAACAATACACGTGTGTTCTCATGTGTTCTAGTGGGTCTTCTGTGTTCTGGTCTCCTTCAACTTCTACGTCCACGTCATATACTCTTTTAATATAGTCTTTAGTCTGCTCAAATGTAATAAACAAATAGTCCATTTCATCTAATTTATATACCCCTGGTTGTGGAATAACTTGTGATGGGTGTAAATTTTTTACATTTAATTTACCAACACCGAACGAATCTCTATATGTATTATCCCATTCAACCATAAATATTGAGCCACCCCAAATAGGTGTAAGTCGTGCCTGTTCATCAACTATCTCCTCCATGTTCATATCATCAATTAATGTTCTTATAACATTTTCTATCATTATAGCACGTTCTTCAACACCTCTTTTTGAAATAACTCGAGGCATCGGAATCTGAATATCAGCCTGAGTCTCAGTAAGCTCGAAGCACATTTTACGAGATACCGAACCTTGTTTGTCTGCATCAGTACCGTCTGGTTTTTTTATCTTACGAGTACCGTCGTAGGCTTTCTCATTATCCTTACCATTTTTTAAGACATCAGAATATCTATCGTATGCTTCACGATATTTCTCCTGCCATCTAATTAATTTGTCCATATTTCTCCTCCATTCTTTTTCTAGTTAGCTGGTCTGCTTTATAATAATCTTGTTTCAAATCTTCACTCCATTTAAATAGTTTTTTGAACGGTGGTGTCTGGTATTCAACCCTAAAATAGTGAGCATTTCTAACATAATATCCTATACCCAAGCTCATAACGAGGTCGTCGTGTTTACCCTGCATAGCTTCTTTTCTACCATGTTCATTAGTTATGAACGTCAAACACTCATGTAGTGTAAGTCTATCATTAATACACTCTACGTGGTCACGAACAATATCTACTAGCGACGATATAATTAGTGGTCTAGTTATCTGTGTAGTTTTGAACCCGTATGACGAAATAATACCACCTCTATAGTCATCTTCTCTATCTCGTACATAAATAGAT